GATTCGAGAACTCGAAGAAGAAACGCGCGGGCTCATAAACTTAAAAAAAGGGTCATACTCCTATTTTAAGTTTACGACAAACACACCAGAACCACGGGACGTGGAAGATGGCGTTGAAGTTTTGAATCATTATCACGTCTATGTATTCAACTTGCCCATGACGTCTATAGAGCACAAACACATTATCAAACGTTTCATAGAGGAAAAGAAAAAGATGGAGGGTTCTGAGGTTCCTTTCCGCAAAAATTATGATGAAAACGACGAGTGTCGGTTCGAGACGATCCATAGCATCTCACAGTGTCCAAACTTGTGGCCTATGATTCGTCAGCACGTGCTTGGGAATCCCGAGTTTACACAAGCTCTTACAACTACTCACTGGACACCGTTCAATCTGAGGGAATAACCTCGAAGAAGGGCGTCTGAGACGCGCTCTTCATATCATTTTAATTTCCTTTTAAAATTCAGATGACACGTTCAAAGACAGACTTGGCGATCATCCTTGTCAAGCTCCGAGGGGACATTTCAGATCCGAAAAAAATTGAGAAGGAGGCTGTGAAACTAGCGAGTGAAATGTCCTTGATGAAATTGTGTTATGAGATTCAAAAGGTGGAGGAGGAGCGTGAGAAGGTGGAGGAGGCGCCTCCTCCTGCCACCGCCGAGCCAGAGGAGCCCGAGCTTACAAAGGAGGAACAGAAGGTGGTCGAGGAGCTCAAAGCACCTGACAACTCAACGAAAACCCAAAAGAATAAACACATTCTTTCGTGGCTTTTAGACTCTTCGAGTGATGAAGAGGAAGACTCTTAGAGACGATAATCTTATATATAAGAGAGAATGGTAAATAAATGGAGGGTTCCAACGGGTCCCGGAACACACGTCCTCATGAACGGTGGAATTCTCAACGTTCCAGATGGCGAAACTCTCGAGTTTTTCAAATCCTATATAGAAACTATTAATTCAGGTGAGAAATTGTACATTGTAGAACAAAAAACTGAACTTTTCAAATTTTTTGTAGATTTGGATTATAAAGCTTCAGAGAAACTTGGGGATGATGACCTTTTGCAATTTTGTACTATAATTCATGAATCTATAGGAACATCAAGTCGATGCGTTATTGCCCGAGCCCGTCCCAGAAACGTCTCGGACTCCCTCATCAAGTCGGGTGTTCATATTCATTGGCCAGATCTTATCGTGTCTCGAACACAGGCTCTCAATTTAAGAACAAAAATAATTACAAATCTACATAGAGACTTTACCTTTGATTGGGACAAGATTATAGATGCGTCAGTCTACGGAGGTTCGGGTCTGAGAATGTTATGGTCTCATAAAAAACCCACAGGAGATCCTTATATACCGTGGAGACAACTCGGAAGTACTCGTGTTTTTGCAAAGGAACCATCCGATACTATTTTGGAACTTTTTAGTGTCAGAACATCCGGTGAATATGTTGAAAAGGAAACACTCGAGAATGTTTATCCTCTCGAAGGGTTTATCAAGAAATACCTCGAAGGTCAAAGTGATACGCGCGTGAAAAAGATTCAGAGGCACGAACATGATGGGTGGTTTGTTCAGACGGACTCTACATACTGTGAAAATATCCAACGAAGGCACAAATCAAACCATATATGGTTCTCCGTACGGTCTGGTCGTATTTCACAAAGATGTTTCGACGAGGAATGTCGCGAGTTTAAAGGTCTTGAACATATTCTTCCTCCATCAATAGTAGAACAACTCAAAGATGTTGTTATTGTGGGTAGTCCTTCTCCTTGTTTTCTTTTGGATATTTTTCCCGATGGGGGCTCCAGCTCGTTTCAAAAAGTACGAAAAGATGGTTCACCCTTATTCGGGTCTGGACCCAACGAGCTGGAATCGCTTCTTGGAAAATCTCCACTCGTTCGAACAATTGGCTTCGACACAAATTGACGAATCAGCCGAAGCACTCTATGCAGCGACGGAGAATATCAAGGACATGGGGTTAGGGCTCCGACGAGCCGATGACGGTGATATTCAGGAGAAACTCGCAAGAATTTCTGCAAAATTAGGGTATGAAGGTGAAGTCATATTAAATCAAAAAGCCTTGGCGTCCGGAGTTCGCTTTTTTCCTCGTTACTTAAACGAATCACTTTTAGACTACCCAGAATATGTCGACACGCGCGATCCGGGACCGGTCAAGAGCCACGGGCAGTAGTAGAACCGAGTCAGAGGGACTCGATACCCTTGCTGTTACTGCCGAAGATCCTAACCCCGCTGGGATGCGAACTCGCTCTGGACGCGTTTCCAAGCCCCCCACGCGGTACGAGCCTATAGAACAAGTTGAAGACGATTACGCACCCGATGACTATGATTCCAACGAATCCAGCATCGAAACAGACGAGTCGAGTGATGATGAGGACGAAGAAGATGATGATTCTGATGCTGATGATGACGGAAATTTAGATGGATTTGTTGTGCCAGATAAAAGCGAGACGAGTGATTCGGAGAGTGATGGAGAACCGCCCGTTCCTCTCAAATCAAGAGCAGTCGTCAAGAAGCGTAGTCCCGCCACTCGAACCTGAGCAGAGGGCTTGGACACCTCATCAGGACGATGATCAGCCAGTGCATCGCCGATTTCCATCACATTTCATGGATCTCGAGCCTCCGCAGCAGCAAAAGATGGATATTTTTTCCACGTTCAAAAACAATCACGTAGGTCTTATTTTACTTGGTATTGTTATTGGTGTACTTATTATGAATATGCGGCCAATTATCGTAAATCCCGGAAAAATTTAACGCAAGAGACTTGGACTATCTACCGGATATAAAGGTGCTTTCTTCACATAATCATCTTTACCCCTAAAAGTTCCTATAGGTCCCATTTTTTTCGCAAACACATCTTCTTGGAGAAACCCCACCCAAGGATTTATACGAGTTTGATCGGCCGGTTCCATATCCCTGAAAACATCAAACGGTCTGTCATACTCTGGAGGTGGTTGTGAATCGAAAGTTTTCTGAAGTCTTTTGTGTGTTATAAAAATTAAAAACCCGACAAGAGCGACTATTGCGAATGGTACAAAGTTTCCCTTGAAAAACAAGTACAAACTCGTTACTATCGTTAAAGAACCAGCAATTCCCAAGAGGACAAACTGCCCCGTGGGAATTGTTGAAATGTTATCCATTCCTATCTAAATATCAATTTTTAATTTACTGTGCATCAGGAACCTCTGGAACGTCGTCGTCGTCGTCGGCAGCGGCGGCTGCTGAAGCCTGCGACTCGCCTTCCGGATCCTCTGTTATGGTCATTTCGACGGCGGGCTTGCGACGCTCTTCAATAATCTTACTTACCCGCTCATCGGCAATCGCCACGAGCTCGGCCACCGTCTTATCAGGGAACTCCGCGCGCAGCTCCTCGACAATATCCGCTGGATGGGGAATGGGTGGAACATCGGGCTTGGTGTAAAACTTCGAGTTTTCATCCGATGGATCGATGTATGGATACGGGCCGGGGAGGGGTTTGGCAATCATATCACGCTTTCGTTTCTCAAACATTGCGGCTGCTGCACTTTGATTCTCGCGATACTTGCTCATAATTTCTTCGAGCTTCTCGTTCTGATAATGAACATCGGTGATCTTATTCCTGTCGGGTGGGATGAGGAGCCACTTGTACATGTCCACGACATAAATATCCACAATGGCATCCTCCTTCTGTAAACGCTTCGCGTGATTCGCCGCCTCTTCGCGAGTTGCAAAACATCCCCGAATCTTCATACCTAGACTCTCATTTTTTTGAGGCAAATCCGGTCCCACAAACGAAATACATGCAAACAGCTGCCCTGGAACTGTCAAATAGTCTTGAGAGAGCTGATCAGCCATATAAAAGAGACGCGCTCTTATTTTTTAAGCTAAATGGCGCAACCAACTTCGAGTGAACAACTTCGGAAGATTCACAATGATTGCAAGAGGGAACTTATTCGCCGTTGGGTTCTTCCTGGGACGAGGGTGCTGGACTGTGGATGCGGTCGCGGAGGCGACTGGTGGAAGTGGAAGGCGGCGAATGTCCATGTGTTTGCCATTGATCCTGATCCCGAGTCTCTTGTCGAAGCGGAAAAAAGGGCTCACGATATGGGTCTTGGCGTGTGGTTTCTTGGAACGGGAACTATAATTCAAGCAGCTTTTGCAGGGCCTTATGACGTGATTTGCTATAATTTTTCACTCCAGTACATTTTTGAAGATGAGATTACATATCGAATGTCTATCAAAGCCATTGCATGTTCACTCAGTCCAGGAGGCCTCTTCATTGGGGTCACGCCTGAAAAGTCGAGAGCGGAAGCTATAGCCGATACCAATGGAAAATTCAAGGACTCTTTGGGGAACGAATTCCATATATTTAAAGGGGGGAGGAGACTTTTGGTTAATTTAGTTGACGGACCGTTCTATGCAGATGGGGGTCGTGAAGAGCCAATGTTGGACGCAAATGAGTTGGTTCAGGATCTGAAAATTTTGGGTCTCGAGTTGATGATATGGGAACCCATGCTGAAAGAACCGAACGGACTTATTTCCGATTTATATTCAAAATTCGTTTTTAAAAAAATTATGTAATATCAGGGATGATGGCCTGGGGAGTTTTCATGGCTATAATGTTCTTACTCATGATACTTATAGTGGCTACAAATAAGGAACCTCCCATACTTACAGAACTCAAAAGGCGCCATCAAGAACTTTTGAAAATTCTCACAACACGAAATGACCCGATGTGGAATGGCGTACTCAAACTATCAATAATAACAGGCATGTTTGGATGGTCAAAAGATAAAGGCCCCATAGGTTCGAATGTGAATAAAGGATATGAAATTTACATCTGTCTTGACGGGAACGATGTAAATTCAGCAATGTATGTACTTATCCATGAACTTGCACACATGTCAGTTCCAGAATATGACCATACGGATAATTATTGGGATAACTTTGAAAAATTGAAAAATATATGCATTGAAAATAACTTGTATACTCCCGTGGGGAATCAAACATACTGTGGAGATTTAATAACTGATACCCACCAAAAGTCTAAATGAACTTTTTTTTCAAGACTTTTCCATTATGAATTTCTTTGCAAAATAGAATATGATTGCCACCACAAGAGCTGTAGAGATGAGTCCTGTAAGAGAGGTATCACCCGCCTCATTCACAAACTTGGGGATCATATTCCTTAGCTTGGACTGAACGGGCTTGGAAAAAGCGAGAACCGCGGCCGCCCCGGCGAGAGCCGCCTGGAACTGCTCATCCGTGAGGCCAAGGGGGTTCTTTGACCCCGTCTGACTCTCCGACTTGCCCTGCTTTCGTGACGCGGATGGCCCGCCCATCATCATTTGAGGAGGCCCCATGACCTCGTTCTGAATCATCTGATTTGGCCCCGGTGCCATCACATCTTCGATAGGAGTAGAAAAGTCTGCCATTTGAGATTCGTCAATCTTTTTTTCTTGACGCAATAACCCGGATGGAACGCTCTTGAGGTGTGCACGTTCATCGTGGTTGAGAGCTGCTCGAGCAATCTCTTCATTCAAAGGCATTTCAGCCACCTGCTCTATGGGAGTACTGTCTATATCCACACTTGGATTGTAGGTCATCATCTGATTTCACAGGGGAAAATATAGAATGAAGAGGAGCGCGCATTGTTGTTTTTTTTTCACACTTTGCGACCCTGTCTTTTAACAACCGTCACTGTTTCTCCCCGACGCTTAATCGGCTGTATGGGGGATCGGGATGCAAGCGTAGAACGTGGGTTATAATGTCTCTGATGATATTGCCAAAAAGTAGGACTCCCCACCCTGAAGTTTCTGCGGATAGGTGCTTTGTACCAAAAGACGCAATCAGTGATTCTGTTTGATTTTGACGTATTATCGAGAACTAAGCACTCATAGTTTTCTGTACACGCATCCATGACTTGACAAAACTGATCAAATGTAGGAAAGACTCCAAAGAATGCTTTGTAGAGATTTTCTCGATTTTGTCTAACATTATCGCGAAGTGCAAATACATAATCCACATTTGTTCGGATCATCGGGGTCATATCCATGCAGTACTGAGTCGTCATCATGAAGAATATCTTCCAATGTCGTCCATTCATAAACAGTTGACGAATACACGTGTCTCTCATGAATGCTTTATCATACATACAATCATCCATGAGAACGAAAACCGGGGAACACCGCCCAGTCGCGAGGAGCTTTTTCTGACGTTCTATTATCCTTTCAAGAGCATCTCTATTGTATTCGCCAAACACGAATAGATCAGGAATGAACTGTTTATAGTATCCATTCCCTTCTTCTGTTCCCGACATGGCTATACCTGCAGGCAAGTGTTTCTTGTGCCATAAGATGTCTGTAACGAGAGTTGATTTACCCGTTCCTCTCTTCCCTATAAAGACGCAGACTTTATCATCTGCCATTTTTGAGGGATCGAATTTTCGGAGTTGCAGAGCCATATTCTCTTCCCTTCTACAATTTTGAAATAAAATAGAAAATGCCCTGAAGCGCGCCTTAAAGTTTTCAGATGTTTAAATATAAATAATGAAAACGGGTCAAGGGGACATGGATACGACGGCGATTGAAGAAAGTGCTATGGACTTGTTTTTACCCGTTCTGGAGTCGGCGACAGTTCTTGCGGCTCATTACTGCAAAGCGTGTAATCGCAGCACAATATCAGCACAGGACATGTCCTATGGACTGATGTTTTCAGCTCGAAATGTTATGGGTAAACATCTCGGGTCTTTGTACCCCGATATTTACGATTCGGACGGTGAGGACGAGGACGAGGACGAGGACGAGGACGAGGACGAAGAGTCGGAGGAGTTATGGTCTCGATACTCGGGTGTTGATGAAACCGCCCTCAAGATGAATGAGTGTGCGGATACGTGGTCGACATGGAACCCAGAAAATCCTGCAGAGCGTGCGCTAAAAAATGCCGTGGACAAAAATTCGTTTTTTGATAAGTAATGAACCATACTATGTATTGGGTCGTTCAGGGGGAGGATGACGACGAGTTTGAAAATCTCGTAAGGTATTCGAATATAGTTGACGAGGAAGAATATGAGGAGGAGGACGACAATCCGGGTGGGTTCGAAGGAATACAGAAGGGGTCGAATATTTGCGAGACGACACAAGATGAAGATCAGACGGAAATAAAACCATGGGATCCTTCTGAATTTTTTTTTGCTCGTATACAGTAAATGTCTTCTTCAATTGGTGCCCTTGCTTTGACGGTCGAGTCTCAGGGCGTCAATTCCCTGATTGCCGGCTTTTCCTTCGCCTCTGCTCTCGCTTGGTATGGCGTGGTTCAGGCTATTATCGAGAAGTACGTCAAGGCTGGCCCCGGTGTTCAGGCGCACCTGTTGGCTGCTCTGCTGACCACTCTTCTGTCCATCATAGTTTTTATTGTTATGAAGAAGCTCATAACAAACGTCGATATCAAGCAGCCTGACCAGCCAATCTTTGCGGTAACGCGCTAGGCCAAGATTTCCAGGCCACCAAACATGCAAGTAATACTAAAATAATTAAAACCCATGGAATCCTCCGCTTTGGTGCGGGTGGTGGAGGCGGTGCAAGTTTCATCGCTTCCACGATTCGTTTTATTTCAATATTCTCAAGAGGTTCAGGCGGAGGAAGGGTCGGACGAGGGTCAGGTCGTAAATATACACGAAGCACAAATGCATTCGTATCCCATCCTCTAAAGTCCAATAAATTTCCTTGACGGTCTAACCAATTTATAGTCAATCTCTGAAGACGATTGATAGGTTCAGGGTAGTCCACACTTATAGTATAATCTCTATTCTCGTGAAAGTTCTTAATACACGCCGAGCCAACATCCATAATTATCGGAGCAAACGATCTGTTAACATTCGAACCACTTATGGTTCCCGAGGTTCCCTGAAGAGAACCTGTATCCACGTGAAAGGGCGTCTTGAGTTCATCAATATCAAGAAATATGTAATCATTCAGGGAAAAGTCAACAAGCGTAGTACTCCGTATAATATACATACCCGTGTATGTCGGATCGGTATTTGATGCAAGAACTGAAGTCAGGGTATTTCCCGGGGTCATACCTAACATCGTAGAGAGTTCAGGTGAGTTAATTTGTATAGTAAATGCCGAAGTGTTTGCAAATATATAGTGCCCTTCTGAAACGAGATAATTCAATGTTAACACGTTTGAAGCCGAGACTGCAGCCGCCAGGGTATATGCTGAATAAAACCCGTTATTTAGACTAATATTACTCGTTCCGTTCACGGTCAGTACATTTGAACCATTAGTTAAATTGTACATGGTGTTGGGAACACGAGCTGATACAAGTTCAACCCGATCCACATTTTTCAAAGGTTCAGAAAGGTACATGACGTAAGAGTCTCCAGTTGGATATAGAATCGAGTCTCTGTTTTGGGAATCCACAAAAAGGAGTCGAGTCGTCATCTATTTTTGAGCAAGAAACAAATATAAGCAATTTTCAGTAATGGGAATACCACCCCCTCCCCAGCCACACTCAGCAATAGTTCATGTGACGGAAGGTCGTGGGGCGGCGACTGGAGCCCTGACAGCTTTGGCAGCACTCGGCCCTCAGGAAAAATACATGTTTGGAGGAGAGTCACTCTGGATTCCAGAGTTGAAACAGCATTCACCCTTTGCACAGACACACAGACTGCTCAATCCACTTCTTCCGTCTGGAAATATGTTTCTAAATCCATTCACTACGTGTTCTATTGACATAAAACCCAAAGAGGAGCCAGGAGACCTTTTATCAAATATGTATTTATCCGTTTCCTTGCCTGCTTTACCTACAGGGTACAGTTATACACCACTCGTGGGTCGAGCAATTATCAAAAAGGCTGAATTCATCATAAATGGCCAAATTATCGAATCAATAGATGATGATTGGTACATTATTCGAGATCAGTTGTTTCTTGACGCGAACCAGAAACTTTCCACGTACCAACTCGTCAGTCTTGGACAGTCAGAGTCAAATGTCGTTCCGGCGACAGCACAAGTCGATATGTTAATTCCCCTCGACTTTTTCTTCTGTCGTAAACGTGAACACAATCGAACAGGCGCACAGCGTAATGAAAGACCATATTTACCTATATGTGCTATGAAACTCCAGACTATTACTATTCGGCTCACTTTCAACAGCACTGCGTGGATTACAAACGCACCGAATGACGTGGTCGGAAACCCCATAGATCTCATCAATCCACGTATTCTCATGGAAGAAATCACTCTTTCAGAGCCCGAAAGATTATATTATATGACTACTCCAATTTCATATCGAATTATACGTACATGGAAGGAAGCAACTCAAGAATTCAAGGATGGGCAAGTACGATTGAATTTTACTGCAAATTTCCCAGTTTCTATGATTGTGTGGTTTATTCGAAATAAGTTGTATGAAACTCCAGAACCGACATATTGGAAAGAAAGATACAACTATGGATACACAACCAGTTACCTTCCCGCGGTAGTTCCAGTTCAATTTTTCAACGGGGTGAATATCAATTTTTTAGATTGTATTCAGAGTGCGACTATATATCTTAATAATAAGAATATACTGTCTAATTTCCCGGGGGCGTTGTATTATAGCTACCGTCAACCTCTCCAGCATAATCTCTCGGTACCAACAAAGAACATCTACATGTATTGTTTCGGGGACAAACCGAAAGATTACGATAACCTAAAATACATTAATTTTTCGCAATTCAATTCACAGACATCTCACCTTGATATCACGTTCAGTCCAGTCTTGGCACCTCAAATTCAACAAGCATACACGTTGTACCTATATTATCTTGGTTACTCCACTCTCGAGTTGAGCGGTGGAAAATCAAATTTCATTCCTTGAGTACTAATAGAAGAGTATGTCACAGGCTGCTCAAATAATACTCAGTGCTCCAAATCCCTTCACCACCAACCCATCATTCACATATTTTGAAACAAAATATAAAAATGATGAGCAGCCCTTGAGAGTATCATTTGAAATTCCTTTAGATAACCAGAATCTAGCATTTGGTTCTACATACGAGTGTACGATACCAGCATATGGTGATATTCTAACATCGGTTTTTTTAAGAGCAACATTACCACCAATTTATCCTACACAGGCTCAAACTTATGTGTATCCATATACATCCACGTCGTTTGCAGGGTCTTTATACGTCCAGAAGAACATCACATATATAACTTCAGATGGATCCGTCATGACGGTCACCACAGATGGTAGCCACTTTTTTTCATTAAGGTCTCCGGTGGATATTTTGACGGGGTCTGTACTTGACGGCAACTATATTATAACAAGTATACCTTCTGCAGAATCATTCACATGCTCATCATCTTCCATTGGAAGTGCAACGTCTGGTGTAGCATCTGTTATAGGTATACAACCCGCCCCGGTCGTTGGGTACTACTCCACTCAAAATTTAAATTTATGGGAAGATAATCTCGTAAATCTGACGTACACAGAGAATGCTGGTCAAATAACAGTTCCAAATGCATCACTTGTTCCCGGGCAGACTATTCTCTTCACACAAAGTTCCCAACCTGAACTCGTTGGAAACATATATACTGTTGCAACATCTACGGGGAATACGTTCACTATATCGGGCAGTTCTTTGACTCTCGCGTCGCAGTTTATAGAAAACTCCATTACAGTTTCATACAATCCTCTTCAAAACAAATTCATCTTTTTTTCGATGGTCTACACATCCATATCCTTTTCAAATGCACAAGATGCGGCGTTTTGGGGGTTCGACTATCTTCAGGGTCCAGTTTTTCCTTTCGTGAACGGGTACATCACAACGCCGTGGAATTTGAACCAAGGCGGTTGGATTCAGGGCTTTCTTCCGCCATCTCTATCAAAATACGATGATTCAGTTGCACATAAACTTATAAAGGAGGCTCGAATTCTCTTGGGTCGTCAAGTCATCAAGAGATATACTGGAGAATATCTTGAACTTATAAACGATCTCACAATACCGTATGAAAATAAGGCTATTCTCAAGCTTATGAATGGAACTTTAGACTTTACACAAGCTGTTTCCTCACGTGAATACTACGTCTCTCTCCCTCTTGGATGTGAACACATCCCCATTTGTGCTCTTTCTCGTCAACAAATGAGTATTGAGATTGATTTTGAAAATTACAACAACCTTTCGAACGATCTCAACGTAGGTTCAGGTGATTTTTATGATCCAAATTCTTATATAGTATACGACGCGTCTGCAAATTTACTTAATGGCGCTCCATTTAATGTCTTTTCGACTCTTTCATATCAAGAATATATACTGGTTCTAACGACTGGAGGAAATATTATTATATATAACACGAGTTTACCTATAGATTCACCATCTTCCTATTTTTCCATAACGGGTCTGTCAGGTCAATTGAGCCTTTTTATAAATTTTGCTTTTCTTGGTAATTTTTTATACATTCAACTTTTGAATGGATATGTTGTTCGAGGATTTATTGACGAGCTCATCCAAGGAAATATCACATCATTCATATCAAATAATTATATTCCTACAGATCCTGTGGATATAGGCCCGCCGACTGGTTCTATAGTCTGTGACGCGAAATACGTATACTATTCACAAAGTAACTTGGCCGAGACAAATGTGTTCTTTATTCAATATGATACGAGCACGGGTTTTCAACCTATAATAGGATACACATCGTTTGATTTTACAGCAAATGTAAATTCGAGTGTATCAGCAGTGTACCAGACGTTATCGACAGGAACTCAACTTATATCCATCACGAATACTCCCGGGGTGTTTTATCAGTTCAACTTGAACGGGAACTTCACGACTGATTGGGTTCCAATAGACTATTCAGCATATGGTACTCAAATTACAGAAGGGGTTTTAATAGGAACGGTTGTATATTTCGTTATTGATTCATTCAATATTCTCTTGTACCAGAATTCATCTTTTAAACTCTTTTCACCATCACTGCCGTGGTCTCTTCTCGGAAATGGGTTTCAAAATTTACACGCAGTTGGCGCGACAATTTACGCATCGAGTTATTCTGCAGGTGTCACCACATCCATAATCCAGTTTAATATAACATCCAATATATACCAATATTATTCAACATCGACAGGTAATTCCCCTATAGCTTTCACAGAATATGTTCCAATAATTTTTGCAAATGGGCCACGTTTTTTGTACATTTTCACAAGTGATCTGACGAATATGACGTCTCCAACCAACGTAACTCGATATGATTCGTACCCGGTGACACCAGTTCTTCAAGCATCTATAATAGCCGATTACAAGTTTTTACCAGCGGATCAACCAAAGCCAACCGACGCTACTATCAAATATGTTCAAAATCAGCACGTCACATGGCAAAATTTCGCGGATCTTCAACTCTTGGGGCCCATTAAGGAGCTTATAGTTACAGGAACTGCAAACACAACAAATGTTTATGAATATTCAAACCTGACTTCCAATCTTTCGTTGACTATTACTGGTCATGAGGATATATTGACTCCCGATGTTGGGACAATCACAGGACTCCATACCATAGCTCCTTTTCAATATCACACCGCCATGCCTGTTCGAAACTTATCCGTTATTCCTTTTGAAATCAACCCGGAATCGACGGAACCGAATGGGACGATAAACTTTTCTCGTCTTCAGTACCAAATGCTTTCAAATGGAAGCTCTATCTGGGCAACATCATATAACATTTTGAAAATTTCAAGCGGTATAGGAGGTCTCGAGTTCAATTCTCCATACTAAAATATTTCAAAATACTAGAATGGTGGCGCAGTTTACCCATCAATATATGCGTCTTCAATATCCTCAAGACGTACATTTTGGTGATGATATTTCTATATGGATAGCAAAAGCAGGTGGGGATATTGCACGTCGAAATATGATCCTGACCGTGAGATGGCCACAAGCATCTCCAGTCGATGATTCCGCTGGCACTCGTATGATTGATTTTTTAGAATTACGTTACAATAACGTTTTGGTAGAACGCCACTACGGTGAGTCCATGGAGATTCGAAACGATCTCTATGTACCCGAGGCGAAACAATCCGCGCTGACAACCATGCTTGGCAAAGGAACAACAAGTAACCTTGCACAATACAGTATCATTTTACCTTTTACGATGGACATACCTCTTTGTGCGCTTGACATGGCACCTGTTATTCGAGTAAAGTTCCGACCATCTCTTGAATTTTCAACCATAAATTGGACTCAACCAATAGAAGTGAATCTTTTTGTAGATTATATTTACGTAAGCAAGGCTGAGAGAGAATACCTGAAAAGTACACCCATTTTTTACCCTATAGAGACCGTTCAGAGACTTTCATTCATTGTCGACTCGAACGTAACTCAATGTACATTTCTAACAAATTTTACGAGACTTGTCAAAGAGCTTTACTGGGTTATACAAACTGATGGAGCCCAGTCATATGACTTTACAAATCAGGGACAATATCAGCTTCAAAAACTCAATCTTCAGTTTAACGGAGTGGATGTTATACCATTCGAAGTCGGTACTCCCCTTTTTTTAAATGCGACACAAGCTCTTGAATTTCACAGTCGGTTTCCAACTCGGCAGTTTTACATGTACTCGTTTGCTCTCGACCCGGAAAGTAGACGACAGACGGGGGAGGTGAATTTTGGATCAATAGTACGACAGTTTCATTCTTTGAACCTGACGCCATGTATATATTCTCGTCAAATTCGAGTATATGCTCTTACATATCAAATTCTTCAGCTCAGAGATGGGTCTCTCGTGTCTCTTACAGATTCACAAGAGGAGGGTGGTACGCAGTTAACAACCTCACATGGGTTTTATAATCCCATCTGGCCAGGACTATATTATTTCAATACATTCACATTCACGACCATGGGGTATAAAGGGCGGCGAGGTCCTCTCTCAACAGAAACATATATGAACCCTCCCTGGCCATCTTCTCAGTATTTTTCAATAGTAAATGGTCAACAAAACTGGACAGTTCCTACAAACGGTACATATGAGATTATAGCCGCTGGTGCTTATGCATCAACACCGGGTCGAGTCGTATCGGGACGAGTCTCTCTTTATGAAGGTCAAGTCGTAACAATGTTAGTTGGTCAGCGGCCAACTCCTTTGATAGAATATACACCGGATAATGTGAGTGTTGGCGGTGGTGGCGGTACTTTTATATTGACAAATGGAACTCCCTTGATTGTTGCAAGCGGGGGAGATGGTTCAGGAACAAGTTCGAGTCCTGGGTCGTTTCTTCCTTCGGGGAACGGTGGTGGCGGGTCGGGTGCTGGGTACTATGGGGCGGGATCGTTAACGAATCCGTTTTTCAATTTTTTGTCACCTTACCCATACGTGAATGGTGGGTACGGAAATAATTACGAGTATGGAGATTATAGTATTGTGGAAGAAGGCGGGTTTGGTGGCGGACAATCACCAATAGGTCTATTAACAAATATTGATCAAATCGTAGGTGACGGTGCAATAGCAATATGCAACACAAGTGTACCTCACGGGTATCCTTTTCTGTATACAGTAATCATTCAAGGAACTGTAGACTATGACGGTCTTCAAATTATACAAGCCATCGTAGGTTCAAACGTATTTTCATTTCAAAGTTCAAATACAAGTGTAGTGACTGGGGGTCAGGTGTCGAGTCCATATCTGGGCTCTTCGGGGGGCGGGGGTTACACGGGAAGTCCAGGGGACGGAACTTCCGGTGCCACGTGTTATACCGACTCGAGCGTTCAAAACTTTACAGATCTCGGGGCGACTTCGTATGGATCTGGATACGTAACAATTACTCTTGTTTAGATGCCCTGTTCTTGATCATATGTACATTTCATCGCCCAATAATATTCATCGTCTGGATTGTCTCTTACATCCTTCCAGGTGTATTTGATTTTTGAATCGAAATATGGGATCGTGTGCGAAAAAGGAGTCACTGCGAGTTTCATCTTGTACTTGAAATCTACAAAGTCTTTGAAATAAAATTCCGTCACAAATTTCAGAAGGTCTGGGTGCTTCTCGTAAAATTCATGTGATTGAATTTTTCCACCCTTTTTCTCAGTCACGTTTCTGTTCCACCAGACGCGAGGATACCCACACATATCAAGTACTTGTATCATATCTTCCCTGAAATTCTCGAGTCTGAAGACGTGTATACGTTTCGTCGCCCCCGTGAAAAAGTAGGTGGGAGCTAAAGGTATGAGGTATTTTTGATTCTTGAGTTCATTGACGAGCGCATATACATCTGGATAAACGTGCGTCATATACATGATTTGTTGATAGGCCGAAACGAAACGCGTGTACGGATCCCTAACAAAAGCAATGACCGCGTACCCCTCATCGATGTATCGCTGTGCGTCTGGACACAACAAGGATGAGTGGAATTCATACATGGTAAAGTCTTCGTTTGCAAATATGGAGTGTTTCAAGAGTGTTTCTTGGATCGTTGTCCCTCCACATTTGGGAACGTGAACAAAGATGTACTTTTTTGTGTGATTCACGAGCATACACCTAAAAGTGTGCACGTGTTTAAATAACTTGATATGGCAAAATATCGAGATGGGGTGGAAGACGTGGATTGGTTTCTTTTGGAATGAATGTGAGTTGTCGATCCGATGACGCCGACACGGCAACTCTGAGTTTCTTTACATCACGCACATTTACATGAGAAAAGAACTCTGATGCTTCGAGATGTGCGTAGTTTTTCGTTTTATTGACGATGAACGCATCGTTTCCGAAAAACGACATGTGCCACCCCGCATCTTTGACGACCGGGTCTTTTCGCGTCGTGTTTCGACACTTGTGTGGCGTCACGTCTCGAACAAAGCTATACCGAGCAATTCGAGCAAACTTCCATGGATCTGGAAGAAAATGTTCAATATCATAATAATACAAATCCATTGAGAGAGCGACGATCGGCCGGGTTCCGAGAATATCATCGAGACGTTCAAGGATCTTCGGTGAAATGATTTCATCAAGATCAGAAATGATAACGATATCGTTTGGAGAAAGATCTTTGAGACCATGCAGTAAATAGTTTCTCTGTGTGTTTTCGTTGTACCACGAATCGTCAAGATCTTCAACGTTTGACCTATGCCCTGACCACACGAGATGTGTAATTTTGTGAAGCCACGGCTCAAACAAATGTTTGTTCTTTTCGAAAAACAAAGGTTTTGGGGCGCCTGCGAACGATACGGGACATTCACAAATCACAAACTGATCCACATAAGGATCCATTACAGTCAAGCGATACTTGAGCATATCAAGTTCGTTGTACATCATAAATGCATCAACGACCCGGGGGCGCTTGACACTCAAGTCGTGGAACACTTTGTATCGCCCGATACTCATACCAATACCTTCTGCAATATCAACGTGGAAGGTCTCTTCGATAAATGAAAACTGGACGTACTCACGCCACGCTCGTGTTGGTCCGAATGTGTATCCACACATCCATGTATATTCATAGACAACGTCATCCATGATAACTATCGTGTCTGGTCGAGCAAATCGCATGCAATTTGCAAGGTCAGATCGCGCGATAGTAATATCATGACCTCCGTCGATATAAATAAGATCATACGAACGAGTTGGAAATTTGGGAAGTGTAGACATACTGTCACCAAACACCATTTCGTGACGCCCCGGATACGTCTCATCGATATACTTTTTTCCAACGAGAACGTGTTTTTTTTGATCAAGTTCGAAACTCGTCACCAAGGTGACGAGTGGG